AAAGAAAAGTGGCAATGCGCCCGATGCGGATTGCTTCCCGAATACTTTCTCCAGCGCCAGCCCATGCGAGACGATGCAATTCGTCCGTCGAAGATGATGTAGGCAATTCGCTTCTCGCCTGCCTTTGCCGCGAGTCGAAGCTGATCTGCAATATCGGGCATGAGGTCGGGCTTGCCTGACTTATGAACATCTCGATCGACATCGATGGCTCTAACCACCCCTGTCGCTGGATCAGGATTGTGGTCAGAAGGACGCGCTGAATGACGGAGATCGCCGATCCAGCCATCGGAACGCCTATCACGATCTGCGAAGGTGTCATCAAATTGCTCTCTCAGCTGTTGTCCAGCTTTGCATAATACGGGCTTCATCCGAGCAGAAGTTTTGCTTCGTCTTCGGTAATACCTAGGCGCTCAAGTAGTGCAGCCTTAGCTGCGGCCTTTTCGGCGCGTTCAATCTCCTCGGCCTTAGTTCTTGCTTCTGATTCTGCAATCGCATCAAGAATCTCTTTCAAGTCATCGCCTGTTGCAATGTGTCGCTCGCCGTTTGTATTGACCCAGTATGTCTGCTCAGTTGTCATTATTTAGCCAATCCGTAAATGTAGAAAGTGCCGTTAATTGTTGAAGCTCCACCAGTTAAAATTCCGAAACCATTATATGAAGTTGAGAGGGTATGATTGCCAGCCCATCCTTGAAAGCTTATAGTGCTAATTGTTGATGGTCCTACTGCATAATAGCTCGTAGGAGTTGCCAAAAATGGGCTGTATAAATCAATAGTAAATGCTCCGACGGTGGTATTTAGTGGAGGTAGTCCGTTATAAGTCAAGCCAGTGGATCGCGCCGCGTTTACTGTCGTACCAGTAACATTTAGATACTGATCGTTATAATCTGCGCCGGTTGCATTTGTGGTATCGGCACGCATACGCATTTGTGGGTTGAGGCCACCTGAGGCAGTTCCCACGAAAGTGATTCGATAATTATCATAAGTTGATGAAAATATAGGCGAGGCATTAGAACCAAAGTTTATTGATGAAACTGATCCGCCGGTGCTAGTTGTCTGAATTAAAACCAAGCCGGGTGAAGCAGGTGCGCCACCGATAGCCACCCAAGCTGTACCTGAATAATACTCAGTAGAGTTGGTGTCTTTAAGAAAAGAGATCATGCCCTCTTGAGGTGAGGCAATGGCTGAGGTACGAGCTGCCGCGCTGGCAAAGACCATGACCACCTGAGAGGCTAAGTAGCCGTTAGCATCGGCCGCCGTGAGGACATCGCCCGTCGTAAATTCTTTATATCCTAGACCTGCTGCCATTGTTTTTCTCCTAGTATCCCATTATGGATTGTCCGATTATACCGTAATTCGATGATCCTATAATGAATCCTTCTACTATAGGCTCAAGTGTTGTTACTGTGCACTTCATTGAATTTGGGGTGATGTCCCAAGCCAATCCTTGCACCTGCAAGGTCTTAACGATTGTCGAGCCGTCAGGCTGAACGTTAGTGATCTTGACGTTATCAAAGTAATCAAGTCCAATCATTGTGTCCGTAGGGACTGCCGTGTCCAATAGATCGACTGTCATGGCATCAATGCGAATGGTTGTTTCAGCGCGAGTGGCGACATAGATTCGGGCAATGTCTAAAACTTGAGCATCTGTTTGAGGAATCATCTCTGTCAAAGTAGTGCCATGGGGAAAATACTTAGCCGAGGAATCAACATTTACCGCCGTCTGTGCTGTGCCACCGATGCGTGTCATGCTGGCCTGATTGATGATGAGTTTGTCATCGAAGGCATATTGGAGATTTGAGTAAGGAATTCCAGTCGTCTGATTGAACTCAATCGGTGCCGGTGCTAAAGATGAGACTACATCGGCGCGATCTTTGAATTCGGCAATCCCTTCGGTGTCTATAAAGAAGGCGCCTTGCTCTGCGAATTCTGCAGCCTTAAGGGCGCCTAATGCTGTTCGAGCTGTAGCAGGATCAACTTGAACTGTTGTCGACCCTGTATCAATCGCACGCATAGATAGCGGATATTCCACTTGATCAAGAATCTTAGTGATACGCGTGCCAGTAGTTTGACCCGCTGTGGCGCCCGTCACAGTTGAAACGTTAGCCATTTGAAAGAGTCTAAAGGCGTCATAGCAATGAATATCGACATACCCTAATTCTTGACCTGTCGGGTAGGTGTATTTGTATGAATCAACATAACCTGAAAAAAGAAAGTGCTGAGCCGTCGAAGTAGTTGCCGCGACACGAATCTTGCGCAATGGAGTCAAAAAGCCAAAATAAGGTGAAGCTGTATTTTGAGGGTTAAATGAGCCATCCTGATCTATGACTCTAACTGTGCAGGTGCCTGCCTCATAAGTATCGCGCATGACGTTACGGCCACGAGCAATCTTGATGGATCGAGTCAAATCGCTGAGATCGACTGTAGGTGTGTTTACAGGGGAATCGCCGAATCTGCTCGTACCAATGACGCCGAAGGTTGGATCGCCTATAACAAAACCTAGACCAAATGTAGCCCCTTGGCTAAAGTCGAACGAGACCGATATCGTGGCAGGTAGGCTCATTTGATTGAAGGTGCCCCACGGCCGTTGTATCGGCTCACGTCGCTGAAAGTACCTGAAAGGGATTGATTGACTTGAGTCTCCGTAATCGCACCAGTTACCACTCCGCCGTCTAGATAGACATCAACCTTAATTGCTTGCTGATCTGCTCTCTGGAATGAATTGACTGCCGCCATCAATTCCATTTGAGCATCAGAGAAGCTAGAAGATGGCGCTACGGGCGCGGTCTGTAATTGTGCTACAGATACTCCGAGCGATGAGGCTGTGTAGTTAAGCAAGTCCTGAGGTAGTGTCCAATTACGATAAGGGTTTGGCGCTTCAGGAGTTGTCAGTAACAAGTTACGAATATCATTTTGGCGCTTAATTGCAGCTTCTAGTTGATCAGATAAATGAGTGGCTAGGCTTGTATTGTCTGCCAAAATGGCTTTCTGTAATAGCAAAGATAGGCGGTCTGTCTCGCTGATCTGACCTTTAAGCGCTGCCTCAATACCGATTGCTTCTAGGTTAAGAGTCTTTGAAGCCCTAGCCAAAGCATTCTGCTTCTTCTGTGTGTCGAGAGTTTTCTTTTGCAATGCTGCTAATTCTTTAGCACGCTTGACGGCAGCCGCTTCTGCCCTCTTGCGAGCTGCGTCATTTGGATCTACATAACCCGGCCCAAGGGCAGAACTAGGATAGCCACCCATGCCTGGAGTGGCCTCTTTTGCTAAATCTGAAAGAGACTTAAAAGCTTTTCTAAGAATGCCAGTATTAGGAAGCAAATCTAAAATTGTTCCTTGGTTTCTAGATAAAACGTCAATGCCGGGAATTGCTTTAATCTTGTTAATTAAAACAGCGATACCAGTAATAGCATTTGAAATCTCTGTTGAAAACTCCAACATAGAATCTGCTAAAGGTTGGATAGTATTGCCGTCTCCGCCGAGTAGAGAAAGACTTTCTACTAGACCTTTGCCGATGTTTTCCGTAGCTTCACTAGCGGCGTTAGATAGGATGCCCATCTTGCCAGCATAAGTAGTTAAATATTGAGCATTGGAACCCGAGAATTGTTTTGTAAGTTTTTCCTGAACATCTGCAAAGCTCATTGTTTTAAGCTCGGCTTGAGACAGGCCTAGAGAATACTTGCGAAGCCCACGAGTCTGACCGACGTAGGCCATGGTAAGGTCATTGACTACAGTCTCATAATCGACGCCTGAGCCGCGAGAGATGTCTAGGGCTTGCGTGAGTAATTCTGTGGACTTAGTTACCGATCCAGTTGTCTGCAATAGACGCTGTAAAGATGGACGAAGTTGATCATCTGTAACGCCTGAGGCATTAGCCATCTGATTGATAAATGTTTCAAGATTAGGAATCTCAAAGGCTAGGCCTAAATTTTTAACTGACTGAGCTAAGCGACTTGCGGCCTTTTCATCTTCGATAAATGCCTTAGCGGCGGCCTTGCCAAATTGAGTAATCTTTTGCACGCTAAAGGCCGCGAGTAGACTTGAGCCTAACCTTTTAACGCCTCGGTCTAGTGCGGTCGTAGCCTTGCCAGCTTGATCGAAAGCCTTCTTACCCTTGAACTCACCGATAATCGGAATGCGTAATTCAGCCATTTAGATGTTGCCTTTCGCGTTAAACT